GTTGAGCAAACCAGAATGAAATAGCGAGCCAGCCTTGACGAGGCAACCAACAGAGGAGAGCGAGCCAGTGGAGTCGAGAAAACCAAAGCGCAAGAGCGGGGCGGGGAATATACTCCCCCGCTATCCTAAGAAGGGAGGAGACCATGATATACGACATCATTCAATCGACAAGTGCGAAGCAGTTGATAGAGAAGGTGAATCTTGCTTCAAAGGCAGGGTGGAAAATACAAGGGGGAATCCATCATGTAAAGAGTGAAGGGGGGAGTACCACCACTTTCATGCAGTCTATGACTCACAGAAACAAGAAAGCAAAGCATTTCTAAGAAGGGAGAAGAGACATGGCATTTGATATGAGAAAAGAACCTGACGACTATCCAGAAAGCTGGAATGGGAATATCCTGATATCGGAATTCAGGAAAGCAATGAAGGTCGATTGGCTGAAAGCTATTCAACCTGACGAGTGGTCAGTACCTGATAATAGATTAGTACTCACTGCCAAGGGCTTGGAGGAGCTGTTTAAATATCTTAGAGACATAGAAGCTGGGTATACAGGTCTTGAGTCGACTATAATCGGTATTGAAAGGTACAAGAGACTGTTGGCAGGCGAGAAAATGGATCTTAAGGAATTTCGTAAATATATGCAGAAATCCATAGAAGCGGCTCGAGACAAGTTCTTTGCAGACCACCCCGAGGTGTGATATATTACGAATGTGAATCCTAAGACGCCAAAGCCACGCAAACAGCCTAAGAAATCTCCAATATCTAAACAGGTAGGCAAAAAGACTGCAAAGAGGGTATACGGGAAACCCTTTGAGAAAGGGCACAAGATCACCCGTCTTGGTTCCAAAAACTACAAAGAAGCGTATGAAGCTGTTGGAGCTCTCATGGCGCAAGAGGTGGAGTTCCCTGGTGGGGTCAAGCGGTATCTCACGGGCAGGGAGCGCATAGCGTTCAGGCGATGGTATTTCGCTCTGGAAGGTGGAATCCAATGGGGTCAACGGGCCATGGATGCCATAGAGAACAGGGTAGACGGACTACCAGTCCAAGCGATCAAGAATATAGGATCGGGAACGGGCAAGGTGAACATCAACATAGTGCGGACACTGAAAGAGGGCGAAAACCCGAACATAGAGGTCAAGAGCGAGCGGACGGAGCCCATCGAGCCGCAGAATCCGAAATGACAGCCGAGTCGATAACGATAGAAACGTATGAACATCAGGGGGCGATACTGGACGCGCCCTATATTCACATGGGGATAGAGTTTTTCTTCATGATTGCGGGGTACAACGCGGGGAAGTCATTTACCATCGCGTTGATGATTCTAACGGTTGCGGCCGACTATGAGGGCTGGTATATCCGCGTCGGAATCGGCTGTACCACGATCACCTTTGCACAGAAAACGCTCTTGTATCAGGTATTCGCTCTGTGCCAACAAGCGGGGATCGACTACGAGTATTCGGGGAGCGAGCATATCCTGACGATAGGGACTGTGGAGTTTGTCATTCTGTCCACCGATCAGCCGCAATTGATCTACGGATACAATTTCTCGATTTTCTTGGGAGATGAGCTTGACGAATTGACGCAAGAGAAGGCGCAGGCGTCGTTCATAGCGATTCAGGAGCGCACGCGCACTCCGTTGCCAACTACCAAGACTCTACCCGCGCGGGGAGCGTATTCAGCCTTCCTGACGACGGCGCAAGGGTATCGCGGGACGTACCAGATCATCGAAGAGATCAAGGAACGCGGCGAGCCCTACTGGATCATTCACGCCAAGAGTGAGGACAACAAGACCACTGACAAGGCGTGGCTTGCCCGAATGAAGCGCATATACAACAAGGTAGAGCAGGAGGTGTTTCTTGAAGGGCAATTCCGAAACCTGACGACAGGCCGAGTGTATTACGGCTACAATGAGAGCAAGAATAGACTTTCGATCTTCCCGTTCACCATAGAGCCGAATGACTTGATCCGCGTAGGGCAAGACTTCAACTTCGGCTATTCGTGTGGGACGGCCACCGTGAAAAGGGAAGGCAAGATACACGTGTGCAAGCTCTGGCAATTCCCCGAGCTGGGCCACGCGGCGAAGATGATACGGACGGACTTCCCGAATAACGTGATTGAGTGGTACCCCGATGCGAGCGCTCCTGAGATCGTAGCGGGAATCGCCAAAGAGTTCCGCATGTACGATATCCAGATCCGCATGGGGGAGATCAACCCGAGCGTGGTTGACCGCATCTTCTTTGTCAATCATCTGTTCGAGGCGAGCTTGTTGTACCTCTGGCCGAATTGCGGGCCGCTGTCTATGGCGCTCAAGCTGAGGCAATTTAACGACAAGGGCGATCCTGAGAAGGGAAAGGGACCGACCGCGCCTGATCACCGATGCGACAGCCTTGAGTACGTGATCTGGCGTATCGTGAGCAGAGATCAGGAGTATATTGACCTATGGACAAGTAGCCGCGCAGGGCGTAGAACTATCACAGATAGGAAGATCACGTAAAGGAGAGACCAAATGGAAGAGAAGAAGGTTGAGGTGAAGGACCTGCCGCCCGAAGTACAGGAATTGATCGCAAAGAAGATTGCGGAGGTCCAGAAGGCATCGGCGGAGGTTTTTCAGAAACTGCAGGTGAGACAGGCGTCGTGGATCAAGCGGGCGTGGCGGGAATTGGTATTGCCGAAACCCGAAGGTTTGCCTCTGACCACGGTGAAGAATCACCAGGACGCGCTACGGCGGGATATGCTCTGCATCATGGCCTGTCCGCAGTCGGGGTACAAGGCACGCAAGGGAATTACGGACATGACCGATATCCAGATACAGGCGCGTGCGGATCTTGCCGTGACGAAGATTCTGAACCTTGAGGTATTTGTACTTGCGGCGGAATCTGTTATAGTACGCCACGGACTCAAGGAAGAGTACACTTCGATCACGGACAAGATCCTGACGGAGTTGCGCCCGATGTATCCGATGCCGACACCCGAAGAGGTAGCACGGATGCAGGCTCTTATCGCGGGAGGGGAACATGGAAACATCGTCGGATTTTCTGACGCTGGAACAGAAGGCGAGGGAGCCGTGGATTCAGAAAGTGTACAAGGTGATCAACAGGGCGAGACCACACCCGGAGAAGGTAGTAGCTGACGCTGAGGAAACAGAAGCCGTCCATTCGATGGACGACATAAACGAAATCAAAGAAATAATGTACGCGACCACGCTTGAGAAGCGTGCCGAAGTTGGCGATTCATTTCAGACGCTCGGAGACTTCACAAAACACGTCCATGACGGATTCTGGAATCCCGCGTCGGGAATAGGGAGTCGTGACGATCCAGGGACGCGGAACTACGCATACATTCCCGTGAGCATGAGCCCGCAGGAGGCAACAGCGTACTACGCAAGCGGGGGGATTCCCGCGATCATTATCGACAAGAAGGCGAAAGGTCCGTTACTGAACGGCTACACTTTCGAGGGGGAAGGATGGACACCCGATGAGTTCAAGGAAATGCACGACTACGGGGAGCAGAGGCAATTCGGAGTAGCGATAGCCGATTCTCTGCGGGATGGATTGATCTACGGCGGGGCTGTCGCATATCCGAGATTAAAGCAGGATACCGTCCATACCCTTGAGCTATCCATGTCCGATCTCCTCAAGGGCGGATGGATCACCAAGGACTGTATAGACTACTTCGTCACCACTGACCGCTGGAATTGCGTAATTGTTCCGAACTGGAATGTGACCGCGCGTGATTACCTGACGCCAAGCCACTACTACATACCGATAGGCGGGGTGAAGGTAGCGACGGAGCGTAGCGCGATTGTTCGGCCGAAGATGCTGCCGTACTGGGGTATGCTCCCGCAGATCGGATGGGGAGTGAGTGACTTCGAGGGCTACATTCCTTCCGTGCTGTCCTACCAGATCATGATGGCAGCTCTGACCATCATCTTCCAGCAAATGTCTCTCCTGTTTCACCAGATACCGATTGACGGACTCATGGCTCAGAACGGCATGGAAGCGGCCAAGTGGCTGTTTGAGCACAACGATGAGGTGATGAAGGCGTGGAGCATGGTGCATCCCGTGACGATTTCAAGCGCGGGAGAGGTGAAGGTTGTTGAGCGACATTTCGAGAACGTCGATGCACTGGTGAAGCTGGTGATGGTGGACATTGGAGCGAGAAGCGGGATACCGATGTCCGTGATATTCGCGGATCAGCCGAAGGGGCTCGCGGATTCAAACGAGGCGGACGTGCTGTTGAAGCAGGCCGAGAGCGTGATCAAGATAGGTATCACGGTGCGGCCGCAGTATCGGAACTTCTGCCGAATGCTGGCATATTCGTGTTTCGGTCCTGAGTATTTTGCTACACCACTTGGCGCGAAGAAGCTGAACAGCCTTGCGCTGTCATTCAATCCGCCGAGCGTGCAGAGCAATGAGGAGAAGGCAGAGAGCGGCGGGAAGTTTGCGGACATGATGCAGAAACTTGTATCGTCCGATATTCCTGTGGACGTGGCGCTTAAGATAACTTTGAAGTTCTTCGAGGATATCGAGCTGCCGAAGGACGTGATGGACCGCTTGACTTCGATACCTGAGAGCATGAGCGCGCCCGACTACCAGAGCGTTCTACAGACGGGCGGGCTGGTGGAGAAGTTGATCGGGCAGGCTCCACCAGGACTGGCCTCGATACTGAACGCGGGCAAGATCGGCGAGCAGGTCATGAAATATATCGGGAGCGATAGCAAGAATTGAAAGCCAATATCACGGAGAAACCCATGAAAGGCAAGCGAGCCTACGCTGTAGAGAAAACCAGGGCACGGGAGCGGGGAATGGTAGGGGAATGAAACGATGAAAGGGCGAGAGCTCTTTAGAAGTCGTAGAGTTCCCCAACCATCTCTCAGACGAGAGGACTTGATGTCCCGCACGCTGGCCGCTGAATACAAGGAATTATTCGAGGACCTCGGGATACACGCTACGCAAGGTCCGTATGCCGTGCTCCACCGATTGCAGGAATTGGTCGGGGCGCGCGGTATAGACGCGGAGAGACTTCGTGCAAGATTGAACGCGCAGCTTGTGTCAGAGACGCGGCGGATCATATCGGACCTAGTAGAGCATGGATCGCCTACGCTGAAAGATCGGTTGATGTCCCTTCCGTCTCAGGAAGTGTTCGGCCAGCGGATACGCTACATTCGGGAGTTGTATCTCGACGATGCCGTGAAGCGGATGCAAGGGGAGGAGGATGATCTCAAGCGGACCTTCCTTGCGCGGCTGACGTTGTGGGCCGAGGGCGAGTCAAAGGAAATGGACATCACCGATCTTGTCCAGAAGGTGAGAGAGACGGCGGACGGGCGGGCGCGGTTTTTCGCGCGGGATCAATTCAGCAAGTTCAACAGGTCTGTTTGTGTTGCCAGTTACCAGCAAGCAGATGCGTCTTACGTGGAGTGGTTGACTTCGAACGATGCGCGTGTCCGTGACTCGCATCGGGAGCGCAATCATAGAATCTACACCATCCATGAGCTACTTGCGGATCCTGAGTATCACTCATACAATTGCAGATGCAATTACGCGCCGTTGTGGAATCTTACGGCCGAGCAAGAAGAACGGAGGGCGGCATGACACCTATTGGAATATCTCATGCACTGGAAATGCACGATTATCTTGGTCCTACCGTTACGATCACGGGCAACAATCGGAGCGCTGTCCTGTCCTCTGCGGCGCGCGCACGGAGACTCGGAGGTTACTGGCATCAACGGGCTATGTTTGTGAATCCAGGAATCAGCATGCAACAGGGATTCTATACAGAGTACACCATCACGCTTGACCGAATCGAACGAAGAAGGGGGAAGGTATGACAACTCTAACCAAGAAGAGTCGACAGCGGTGCCGCGCTTTCGCGTGCAACCTGATCGGAAAGATCGAGGAACCGCAGAGTGAGTGCATGGCACGTATCGTATCTGGATTCGAGGCGACTTCTGCCCTCCCGATCATGAAGATGATACAGGAGGAAAGCCGACTCAAGCACGATGAGCTTGGAGCGTGGCTACGAAATCGCATCGAGGGGAATCGCGGGACGCCATATCCTTTCAAAATGGTGCGTGGACCATTCACGGGCTCATCTCTTGTTGATCCTAACCCCGTCGATCTGACAGCCGTTACATCAACCTCCGAGACGGGACTTTGGAGCGTGGCAAACTTCACTCCTATACCCGCCAACTATGCGAGAAGCGGTCAGACCTTTGAGCTGATCGCAACGGGAATCTATTCGACTGGTGCCAGCGGTACCCTGATCATAACTCCGCGATACGGAACAACCACGGGCGGTGTAACTTTCGGAGCGAGCGTTACGCAGACGGTCCCGATCAACTTATCAGGTGTTTCATGGTTTATGCACGCGGTCTTGAACTTCCGAAAGGTAGACGCGAGTGCCGCTACTCAATCGACAGCGATGGCAGGAGGGCTTTTTGTAGGAACTGGGACAGCGGCGACAGCAGGAAACTCACATTCGCAAGCATTCGGAGGGACTGCGGGAACTGTGGATACTACGGCAGCGGCGGGACTCTTCATCGGATGGACTCTCAGCGTTGCGGGATCTTGCACACCGAAGATCGTTTTCTGGAGGGACACCTAAAGGTGGCATTTATTCAGCCCTCACCAACACCAGTTCTGCCTACCAATCCTCTCAGTTTTTTCGGTCAGATGAGCAATTGGGACAAGATTACTCTATCGGGACAGATCGCAGACTCAATAACGGGAGTTCCGCTTGTCGGCGCTACCATAGAGGCAGAGATAACAAACGAGAGCGGATATCCGATGCTACAGAATGACCCTGGCTCTCCACGGTCGGCACCCGTGATAGTAGATCAGGGGGTAACGGGTCCGAACGGATGGTATTCTCTGGACGTTACGATTGCCGAGCAAGGAATATTGTATCCAGTCCGTGTGAGCTTTGTATCAGCAGACGGGACGCGCACAGGTCGCTCAGCGATCCTTCAGGGACAGTAGAGTGTCAGTACTTCGAGGTGATCCGCAATCAATACAGGGTAAGATACTCGGAACAAATCCTCTTGCTCTGGGAAATATCGTATTCGGGAATCAGCCTTCAAGGGCATTCATTACCAATCCTGTTCCATTACAAGTCAGTGTATTCACGATCTGGAATCTTTCCGCATCTGACGGATTCAATCTAACGGACACGCTTTCCGCAATCCTTCAAATGGCCGGTCTGGCGAGCGATGGAGTGAACTTGACAGATGCTCAATCGTCGATCTTGAAAATGCCAGCATCCGGGAGCGATGGAATTAATCTAACCGATTCACCGTCGATGATCCTGAAACTGATACAGGTGGTTTCGGACGGTGTGCAGCTCACGGATAGCGTGTCCTCTATGCAGAAGTTCAACGTCACAATAAGCGATGGTGTTCGGCTGACTGATGGCGCGGCGATGATTCTAAAGATGAGGCCGAGCCTATCGGATGGCGTGAATCTGACAGACACTCCGAGCGGTGCTCTGAAAATGATCTTGGCTATCAGCGATAGAGTGAACCTTTCCGACAGCACGACACTCGGGGAGCGGATCGCCGTCACCGTCACGGACGGATTCAAGTTCACTGATACACCCTCGGCGCTGGTTAGAATGGTGACGGCATGCGTTGACGGGGTAAAGATCACAGATGGTACGTCGATGAAGCTGAATCTCGTAGTAACTGCGGCGGACGGGATACGGCTGCTGGATACGGCGCAGGCCCGCTGGATAATCAACGTCCTACTGAGTGACGGATTGAGGTTTCTGGACTACTTCACGAACGTCGAAATCATCACGTATATGTACATCAACTTTTCGGTGGAAGCGCCGTCGGTAGCTTTCAGTCCGAGCAGTCCGACAGTAACATGGGAGGCGGCATGAAACACGAGATAGAGATTCATGACGGGATCGGATTGAAGGACGATGCGCAGGGGAATCTCCGAATGAACGAACATCTCAAGGATGGGATGAACGGCGGCGATGAACTTCAAGCCTCCGACAAACTGAAGATCGGCGGTGTTTTTCACTTCACGCTGTACGACAAGCATACGCGATTCTGGCGAGACAAGAAAACAGGAAAGTTTCGCCACGGATTTGGGCGCAAGAAAGACGAATGGGATGCGTTCAACAAAGTCCCGAACGTCGAGCTTGATCATATCCTGGCAACGGAGTTTACCTCTGGAGCACAGATTACGGCATGGTACATCGGACTCATGAACGCAACTCCTACCGTGGCCGCTGGCGATACGATGGGCTCTCACGCGGGATGGACGGAGTACACCAGCTATTCGCAAGCAACGCGCGTGGCATACACGGGAGTCGAAAGCGGGCAAGCGGTAACGAATAGCGCGAGTCCCGCAATCTTCACGGTCAACGCGGGAAGCACGACAGTAGGTGGTGCATTCATAACGTCAGGAAGCGCAATCAGCGGGAGCACGGGAACGCTCGGTCCCGAGGCGGCATTCACGGGCGGAAATAGATCGCCCGCAAACGGTGATCAGATCGTGGTGACCTACAGTCTTTCTGCGGCATCCGTGAACTAAGGGGGGATGACATGAAACTCAAGATGGACGTGATCGAAGTGACGGAAGAGGGAAGGATCGTGCTCAAGGCTCGGCAGCCTACGGGAGACGATGCGAAGGCATTCAAACCTGGAAGGATCGACACAATAATGACTCTCCATCCCGTGACGGATGAGGAAAAGGAAAACTTCCCTGCGGGCGCTATCATATCGGTGAGCATGGAACTGGCATTTGATCCGAGGAAGTAATGGGAGCGCCGTCTGTTTCCTTTGTGCTCGTGAGCGGAGGTAGTCAGGTGCAATCTCCAACAGCCAATCCGCCGTTTCTGCCAGCGGTCGCCACGTATTTGCAGGAAGGCAACGCCTCCGTATGGACTGTATCCTTTACGGATGAGAACGGACTACCGATGACCCCGCAGACAATCGTATGGAATCTGTCGGACGACAAGGGGAATATCATCAACGGGAGACACGACGTGCCGATCCCGACTCCCGCGCAGAGCGTGAAGGTAGTGCTGACGGGATCGGACACGATGCGGCTTACATTCGACGACGATGTGCGGTGCTTGAAAGTGAGCGGGACGTACAATTCGAGCAACGGGAACGGGCTGACGTTCGCGGCTCAATACTACTTCGGGCTGATACCTCTGGCGATCGAGACATGACCACGTTCGTTGACTTCATCTCCCGCAAGCTCGCCGAGGGTTCTGGCGTGAGTGAGGCTCTGCGCATGTGGGCTGTCGGAGATTCTGATTTCGTGGAGAGCGAGCATCCGAGAAACGAGGAGGGGGAATTCACGGAGAAGGGCGGTAGTAAAAGGAAAAATAAGAAGATTGCCAAAAAGAAAGAAAGTCAGGAGCATGTAATCCCTAAATTAAAAAGCTATGAATCTCAAGGATTAAAATATGGTCAAGATTTACCTGAGAATGTTTATCTTCATGGATCGGAAAGCGAAGAAGATATTGACCCTGAAAATATGAACCAAGCTACTTTGGGGGGAACATTCTTTCTATCTCGAAGTTGGGAAACAGCAAATAGATATTCTAAAGAAAATCAAAATGGAATAAAGGCTGTTAAATTGAATCCTGAACATCTGATAGACTTATCGAAAGAAGAAGACAGGATTAAACTTGCAACAATCATAATTGAAAACGTACCAGGATATGAAGGTATGGATATAGAAAATTTTGCGAACGGATCGAATGGCCTTGAGAAAAATGATCTTGATGAGACAAGCATGATAGAGACAGAAGGCGCGTCTCTTTTCAATACTCTCTACGAGAATGGTATTTGGGGTATTGTTGATGCGACAAACCGAAGGAATGTAGAAGTTCTAAGTAATGAGATATTTGAACCGATAGAAAAAGACATATCCGATGAATCCATTCAGGAAGTATCCGCTTCCCGTGGCAAGTCACTCCATAAAGAGCAGATCGGCACCGTGGACTTTATGGGGGATACGATCAAGGTATCCACGGTGAACGGACAGTACACGCGAAGCCCGTATGGTCCCGATATCATCGAGTTCACGATGGGCGGAAACTGGTACGGGGGGAGTCGGGAGGGAACATACCGCCCGATCTGCGCGGAGGATGAGGTTGTACTTCACGAGCTTATGCCGCCCGTGGACATTCTGGCAACGCTGGTGCATGAGGTAATCGAGCGGTGGGGGATGAAAACGAAAGGGCTGTCCTACGATGATGCGCATAGCGAGCTTGCCGAGCCCGCAGAGAGGAAGGCGCGGAGGATACTTGAAGGCGGGGATTGGTCATTCGAGGGATCGCTCGGCGAGCAATTCCAGAGGTTGATCGATAGGATTGCAGCGTGAGCTTCGAGAAGAAAACCAAGCGCCTTGAGATACGCATCTCCGATGCGCTCAAAGAGAAATTGGA